CGTGTCGCTCGGGCTTCGGAGTTGATGTTGCACTTGTACGGCGATCCGCGCGCGCCGCTGTCGCCGGAAGAGTCGGCGCAACGAGAGCAGGAGATGTACTAACCAGTTAACGAATCGAAAGGATCAAAATGTCCAGACTCGCAGCAGTTCACACCGGCCAGCCCACGCAAGGTCTCGGAACCGTCCCGACCGCTCGTGCTGTCGTCAAGCCAACTGCCGTTCCCGCACGGCAGTATGCATCTCCTCTTGAAGCCCAGTACGCCGAGGCGGAGGCGTCGGGAGCGCTTGATATCGACGATCTTGCCGCTCCCCCTCTCGCTCCTGCCGACACTTTGCTTTCTCCCCGTAACCATTACTCTGCGGTTCGCGCTACCGTGACTGCCGCTTGGCTTTCCCTTACTGCGACTGAGATCGAAGTTCGCCAGCACTTCAAGTCCATTCCGGTTCAGCATGGGCTCGAAACCCTGGCCCGGATGCGCCACCAGTGTGACCTGGCGGCCTCCACCTTGCAGGGCCGGATGGACGAGGGGAATACCGAACGCTGCACCGGCTGCGGGAAGACTTTGGAGGAGGTTCGTAAGTCTCAATGGATCATGGTTGGAAGCGACATGGACCCGGATACCGGTGTACCGGTTCCTTTTCGTTTCTGCGGACCTTTGTGTGTGCGTGAGCGCAATCGCAGGACCATGCTTCCGAAGGACCAGCGCGACAAGTTGCGGTTCGACGGACAAGAAGAAGGAGAAATTCGGTGAGAACAATACTAGGCATTCCTTATGAGAGATGGGGAAAGGCTAGTCCTGGAGAAGTTGCGGTTCGACGGACAAGAGGAAGGCGAGATACGCTGATGGCCAAACGCAAGAAGTTGTCCCCTGATCTGCATATCCCCTTGGCGGATATTCCCTATCTTTCTGCTTCCGATCTGCTTGCTATCGACGGGCCGAAATTTATTACCTCGGACAGCATGGAGGGAGCGAAGACTTTCGCGGTGCTCATTTCTCACGATAAGTGGCGGACAATGAATCACACCATACCTGCGGTCAGTCCACATAGAGCCGGGGTATTCTGGGTAGGCGAGCAGGCTTACTTAACGATTCCGGTGGAGCAGCGTGGCGGAACGGCTGTGTGGCATCCTGTGTCCGAGACCGGCTTGGAAATTATTACACGCAAGAGGAGTAAACCCAAATGACTAACCACACCCAACTCATGCAAGACCGCATCGCCAAACTCTCCCTTCAGCCCAACGACTTAATCATCGTCCGCGACGAATCCGATATGTCCACTTTTTTGGAGATGACTCAGCAAGGCATCGGATTCTCGCCCTACGCCAATCCAGTCATCCTTGTCCGCGGCGGACTGGAGAAGGCCACGCGGCAGGATCTCCTCGAAGCGCTGTCTGTGATCGATCAGCAATCCGAGACGGTCAGCCGGATCATTACCGATCTCTCAGCGCCAGTTCTCAGAAAGGTTCAATAGCTATGACACATAACATGCTTAACCCATTCGTTCCGTGCTCTGCTTCGATTTTTCTGAACGACAACCCGCTGACTTCTACCTACTGTATGCGCGAGAAGGGCCATGCGGACGAGCAAGTGAAGGGATTCCCCGGCGGGCACAACACGGTCGATGCGGCGCCGGTGCCGGTCGTGAAGGAGCAGTGATGCTCTACGACACGATCTGCGAAATCTGGCCTCAATATCGCAAGCGGCCTCAGTCTGAAGTTGAGAAGCGGTTTGTTTCGCGGTATCCCACGACGGGGGATTACAATAAGTTGCTTGCTGGACCTTTGTTCAGCCGTGGGGGGCCAGATCCCCTAGAGATATTCATCAAGTAATAGGAGATCGCCATTCCCCTTCAGCTAGACCATGTCGAGAAATTCTTCTCGCGGCTCACGATCCGTGACCGTGACGAAGGTACTCGCCTACCTTTCCACATGCGTGACCAGCAGCGTGAAGTTTTTCACCTCGCCAAGGACCACCTTGCGAGGAAACGCCGGCTGTTCATGATTTTCCTGAAAGCTCGCCGTGTGGGCCTCTCGACTCTCGCCACCGGTCTTGGCCAGGCTCACTGTATCGCGCACCCAGGCTCGCTTGCCCGCTGCATCGCGCAGAATGCCGAAGTCGCCGCAGCCAATTTTGCCATGGCCTGCGGGTTTCGCGATGATTGCCGAGACTTATACCCAGGAGCCCCCAAGCCGACCAAGAAAACACTCATCTGGCCTCACTCCGACGGCCCGGACTCCTTGTTCACGCACCACACGGCCGCCACGGTCCACGGCCAGCGCGGTTTGACTTCCTCCTTTCTGCACATGACCGAGGCGGCCTTCTACCCCTACGAGGGGGCGTTCACCTCGCTCATGAACACGCTGAGCAAAGACCCGAACAATATCTGCCTGATCGAGACCACGGCCAACGGGATGGAAGGCCCTGGCGAGGCCTACTACCAGTATTGGGAAGCGGCGGTCGCGGGCGACAATGAGTTTCTTCCTATCTTTCTGCCATGGTGGGACGACCCAGCTTACGTGCTTCCTGCCGAATTCGCTGCTGACGCCCCGCGTGATGAATACGAACGCTATTTGATGAACGACATCAAGCATTGGAAGACCGGGAAACGAGTCAAACTCGGCAAAGATCGTGTTGCATGGTTTCGTGAAACTCTTGCGACCAAGTGTGAAGGGATTTTGGAAAAGTGGAGAGCGGAATATCCGAGTACTCCAGAGGAAGCTTTCGTTGCCACAGGTAACCCCGCTTTCACCATCGAAGAGATGCAGTTTGCGAATAATTCCCTGATAAAAATTCCTCCGTGGCAGGGCCGGTGCGTATTGTCAGGAGACAACAAACATGGAGAGATTCAGAAGGGCACAGATGGGCCTCTTGTACTCTACGAGACGCCTCAGCCCAAGCACCACTATTTCGCCGGGGTAGACACAGCGCGCGGGGAGGAATCGACTATGGCCCCAGGTGACTATGCGGCTATCGTGGTCTGGAACGCCGAGACTGGGAATATGGCTGCGCGGTACGCTTCGCGTGTGTCGCCGGAGGAAATCGCCTCCGTTGCTGCCGCTTTGGGCTACTACTTCAACTCGGCTATGCTCAACGTCGAATTGAACAATTTAGGATATACGACCATGCGCGAGTTGCGCGACCGATTGTACTATCCTTTGCAGTATCTCTGGAAGGGACGCGATGACAAGGCGTCCACATCCAAGCCGGGTCAGGCTTATGGGTTTGAGACTTCCGATCGTTACCGCCGGATGATGTTCAATCTCTTCCGCAACGCGCTGCACCGCAAGGAAGTAGTACCTAAAGATCGTCAGTTCATAGCCCAGATGAAGAAGGCGAAGATGGAAATGGGCTGGCGGTGGACGGTGTCGGTTGGGCACGATGACGTGCTTTGCGCTGGGTTGCTAGGCTGGATCGCGAAAGAACAAAACCATCCAACCTCGTGTTCCCCCAAGTTATCGAAGAACGTCATGATGACCAAAGAAGAACTTGAAAACGCAGGGTTCTCGCCGGCGCGCGGTCAGATGCCCGAGTGGCTCAAAGATCCGACGGTTACAGGGTCAGGGATGCTGTTGACCAGCGGGAACGATCATTTGCGGAAGTTGGAGATTTACTCAAAAAAGAAACAGAAGATGAATCGATTGGAGTGGATATGAAAATTGATCTTCAAACCAATGCAGATTTGCAAAGATTCTCCCGTGCAGCCAACAAACGTTACTTCGGTGGAAAGTTGCCGATAGCTAGGATACAATTCACCGCCAAGTTGGGAAACCATTGTCATGGGAAAACGAGAGTGCAGAAATATCACTTAGCTTTTAGGATTCTTGCAATACACGGTAAAGAGTACGACGAGGAGGTAGATTGTTATCATATTGAGATCAATACCAGGCTTCGCCGCTGGCGTGATCTTTGTATGATGACCGTGTATCACGAGATGGTTCACGCAGAGTTGGACAGTCTCGGTTTCCGCGGCAAGGAACTTTCGTGTAGGAAGAGTGGGACTAGGTTCAATCAGCGTATGGTTGAATTGGCTCAGGCTGGAGCTTTCAATGGATTGTGGTAGGAGGCAACGAGGTGATTAAAGATGATCGAGCAGAATCTCAACAAGCTGATCCTGACTTTTCCCACGGCGGACTC